TAGGCGACGGTGCGCGGTCCGGTTGTGCCCGACATACACACTCTGCAGCACGAAGTACGTGTTGACCTCGACGCCGAATTCAGTGTGCGACGTGACGTCCAGATAATGGATCGCACCGGTCTGCGAATCCCCAACGAGCTGCTTGCCGAACGCGGTATACCAGCAAAGCGCACGGTAGTAGTTGAGGCCGGTCGTCGACAGCTCGAACCATTCCTGAGTGAGGCAGTCATAGACAATCGTGCGCTGGTCGGACGGCATCACCAGCACCCAGAGCGGGTGCCCCGCGATGGTCGGAGTCAGCGCGTAACAGCCGGTGAGCGTAGCTGAAGTGCCGCCGATAAACTTGTCAGTGCCAAACTCGCGAGCGAAAGTAGCCCCGGTCGCAAACGTGATCGGGCCCGTACCGGAGGTGACCTGCCCGTCATCGTTATAGAACGTGCGGCCGTCGAGCGCCAGGAAGACGAGGTAGGTGTCGATGAACCAGACGTCGATCGCCCCGTAGCCGGTGAACTGCGCATCGGTGTACGTCGCGAAGCCGTTGGCCGTCGTGTACGTGTAGCCTGTGTTCGTGCCGGGGATCAGGACGAAAAGGCACTGGGTGTTGTCGGCGAGTCGTACGAAGCCGGTGCCGCTGATGCCCGTGCCGACCTGGGTCAGCACGCCGGCAGAAGTCAGGGTATAGAGCGTGGGGCCGATGACGGCGTACTGGACGCCGTTCATCATCCGCATGCCGCGCACACCGTTCGCGGTGTTGTCGGTCGCAAGCTGCGTGGTGCCGGGGAACCGGCGGACCGCGGCGGGCTTGTAGGTGACTTGATAGTACGCCTGCTTCGGGTCGCTCGGGGCGTCAGACGGGGCGCTCTCGCTGAAGCAGCCGACGAGTCGGCGGCAGCTCGCCCGCAGATCGGCGCTCTGGTAGGAACCGAGCGCTAGGGGGATAGGACGCGGCGGCATGCGTTAGATACCCCAGCCTGGGCCGCCCCACGGGGCGCCCTGCGCGCGGGATAGCTCGCTCAAGTCCGAATCGAAGCTGCGCCGGGTGAGCTTCGAGAGCGCAGGCTCCGCGTTGATGATCTCCTCCGCGAGCACCGGGTCTCCGACCGGCTGGCCGAAAGTCATCGAGAACTTCCCGCACAGGATCAGGATCACCGGCTCGACGTATTCGTCGCGCAGTGGGGCGTTCGCCGCGAGGGATGTTTGGGGGTACCAGCCGATGTTGAAGGTGCCGAGCGCCTGTTTGAAGGCGAGGTGCTGGTTCATGATCGCGAGCGCGTTGGCGCTCTGCGTCGGGGTGGGGGCTTGGGTCTCGTCGATGACGCCAATGCGCTGTAGCACTTGGGTGATCAGAGATTGATTCGTGATCGTCATCGGACCCTCAGAAAAGGTGCTCGTCTTTCCGAGCCGTCAGCCCTTCTGGGCAATATCACCGGGGTGAGGACCGGCGAATCCTTACGAGGCGAGAAGACCGAGGGTCTTCAGCGCCGCCACGATGTCGCCGATGGTGTACGCCTGGGTGCCGATACTGCCATCGAAGGTCGTGTTGACGAACACGCCGGTCACCGAACCAGCTGCCGGCGTATGGACGTTGCCGCCCCCGCCGACCGGCTGGGCCGCCGGAGTCGCGCCGTAGAACCCGACCTTGGTGGCCGGGAGCTGGACGCCATCCGCACCGCCGTCGCCGACTTGATTGACTGCCATGAGAAGTTTCCTTCAGAGAGGTGGGCGCCCATTGCTGGGCGCCCGAATCACTCAGCTACGGATTAGCCGGTGGGGGAGTGGATGCCGCGAACCGCCAGCTCGGGATAGATCAGGGTCTCACCCGAGATGGTGTCGAGGCGCGCCGGGAGCAGGTCGCTGTTCGGATCCCACTGCTGCGCGAACCGGATGTTGTAGCCCTCGAAGGTCTCCGCTGCGGTGAACTTCACGAGCTGACTCAGGTCGAGCATCGGGGGATTGGCGAACACGATCGCATCGCGATACCACGCCGCCCACTGCTTCAGCACCTTGCCGGAGACGTTGGCGCCCGTGTCGCCGAAAATCGTGATCGCAGCCCCGGTAGCGGGCTGAGAGTCACAATTCTGGTACGAGCCGCCAGTGATGATCGCCGGAGAGATGTTGAGGGTCGCAGCGCCGGCCGTGTCGGACACGGTCTGGTTGATCACGAACTGCTTGAGCCGTCCGAGGGAGACCTTCGTCTCCGGGTCGACCTCATTGACGCCCGCAATGGAGAACACATCGCCCGCATTGATGGTCGTCGCGCCGTTGACCCAGCCGTTGGTGACGAGGTTCTGGCTCGCCGCGTAGGCGTTGCCGGAGCCGGTCTGGCCCTGGTTCGCGCCGTTGACCTTGCCCGCGGCAGCGCCGTAGGTGCCCACGGTGTGGGTCGGGAGCTTGGTGTTGCGGAACGCAACGAAGCCGGCGACCTTGTCCGCGATACAGCCTTCGAGCCACTCATCGGAGATCTGCACGGAGGGATGGAAGAGCGCCTTGTTGTCCGTCACGAACTGCCGGGAAGCCTGCGGGTTCACCGTGAGGGTGCGCCCTTCATCTTCCGGGGCCAGAGACTCCGTGAGGTACTGCTCGGCGATCAGCACGGTGTTGTAGTCCACCGACCCATTGTAGGTTCCCACGAAGGTCGGGAAGCTATTGAGGAGCGCCGTGACGTCCGACTCGTTGAGAGCCGCGACCTGGGCCATCGCCGGCTGCAGCACCTGCTTCTCGAAGGAAGCCAAGCTCATCGCCCGCTCCACGCTCGTGAAGTTGATGTCCACACCACGCTGGTTGCCAACGGTCAGCTGCCCGTAGCGCTGTACCGAATTCTCCGCCGACATGGCGGCGCCTTTGCGCCCCTTGTACCGGAACGGAGCCCGAATCGAGAGAACCTGACCCAGCATTACGCCGTCGATCGGTCCGGGGAGCAGCGACTGGAAGTCGCGATTCGTCCGGCCAGTCATGTTCCCCTTGGCGTGCAGCAGGATCAGCGCCTTACGCGCGACCCACTGAGCCGTGAGAAGTGAATTTGCCACGATTCAACCTTTGAGAGTTGAGAGATTGCGGGCTAGCGCCGTCCGCGCATGGAATCACGCGCGGTGTTACGCTGCTCTCGCTGACGCTGCCGATCCGCTCGGTCCAGAGCGACGAACTCGTCCATCGACATGGACGGATCCGTCGGATCCTTCCCGCGTGACGTGCCACCCGTGGTGGTCGTCGGCGGCGGAGGGGCGTTGCTTACCTTCTGCTTCTGAGGCTTCGGAGTCGGAGCCTGAGAGCTGACGATGCCTTCGATCCGGCCGATCTGCATCACCTGTTGATCCGGGGTCATCCGCGCGACTCGCGCGGCGAAATCCGGATTCTTGCCCAGGTGATAGAGAATCGCGGCGCTCTGGTCCGAACGGACCATCGCGCCCGCAGCGCGGGGATGCAGCTGGGGCAGCGCGGGATTCAAGATCACGGCCTTGAAGTCAGTGTGCGTTGCCGCAAACTTCTCCGCCCGTTCCTCGAACCCAGCCCGCACAGTCAGCGCTTCCTGCTCTGCGGCCGTCTTCTCCTGCTTCGCTCGCTCTTCCTGCAGCTTCTGCTTGACTCCAAAGTCAATCTGACGCTGCACCCACGCCTTGTGGGCCGTGTTGAAGGCCTCCAAGTCGTAGTTCATCGTCTCCAAGTTCGGTTCCGGATCGGGAGCTACTGTCGGCGCTACGGGCGCCGCGGCCGCGGGAGCGGCTTCGCCCGCTGCTTGAGCAGGGGGCTGACCTTTCCACAGTTCCTCGCGATACTGGACGTACTTCCGGAGAGCGTTGCGCTCCGCAACGAGATCCTCGATGCGTTCCCGCGCCGAACCCTTCGGAGGCGGCTGGTTGCCATCCTCGTCGGAAGTCGACGTCTCGCCCTCGGGTTGGGCGTTCGCGGTTGCCGAGTCCGCGGTTGTATCGGCAGAAGGCTCGCCGCCGGATTCGGCCGGGTCCGTCTCATCCGAGGCTGGCGTTTCCTCGGTGGTTGTATCGACATCATCTGCCGGCTGTACTGCCGCCGGCTTGGCGTTTGCCGGCTTGCTGGCCGGCGCAGAGGGGGCCGCGGCGGAGGCCGCCGGCTTGAAAGCTGTGCCGATGTCATCGGCTACCTTGGTCGGCGTCTGCGCTTCGTACGCCGAAATATCGTCGCGGGAGAATGCCATTGAGAACCTCTACTTACAGGGGTATACGGTCCCCTGACAACGATCTCACCTCAAACTGCGCTCCGTTTAAACGGCGCGCCTACCCATTCTGTGTCGGGCTGGGTTGCGTCGGGCCCGAAGTGGCGGTGACGGAGGCCTCCGCCTGCGCAGCGAGCTTTGCGTCGCCCGCCTTCTGCGCAGCCAGGAGATTCTGCAGGTCGACGCCTGCCGTCTCCAGAAGCTGCTTATGCGTCGTGAGCGGCAGCATGGAAGCCTTGTGCTCCGCGAGCGCTGCGTTTGCCGTATCGCGGCGCGCGAGCGCCACGGTACGAGCTTGCTCCGCCTGCTGCTCCGGATTCGGCGGGGGCGGCTTGGGGAGCTGCTTCTGCTCCTCCGGAGTCGGCTGCACGATGCCCTGCATGATGAGCCCGATCCGAAGGCGCCGCGCCATCTCATCCGATTCGGGAATGTCGATGTTGCGCGCGATCAGGTCCGGAATCAGCGGAGCCGCCTGCGGCACAGCCTCGGCGAAGTTGATCAGCGTGTCCAGATTCTCCTGGCGCGCGGTCTGGTAGCTCGGGCCCAACGTGACTTTGCAGTCGTAGATGCCCTTGCGCAGGTCGTTCATGACCTGACCAGCATCGGTCTGCTGGTTGATGGTGATCAGCTTCTCGACGCGATCCGCGCCGATGACGCGCTCGACGCGCTCGGTGTCATACGTGGTCTGGATCATGTCGATCATGATCTCCCACGTCAGCTGCACCGCCTCGCCGAACCCGTCGATGAATTCGTAGCTCCCCAGATCCGACCGGCGCGTGTGTTGCACGAGCGCTTTGCCACTCACGCGGTTCATGTCATCCGCATTGCCCAGCGCCGGGTCGAAGAACCCCGTGGTCGCCTGGATGTCAGCCGCCGACTGCTGCGCGAGCATCACAGCCGCCTGCGGGACGTCGATCGGTTGCGCGCGGAACGGCGCGCCACCCGTGACGCCGGCCTTCGCCGCATCCGGGTCGATGTTGAACGGCAAGAACGGGCGCGACTGTGTGTTCGACTGTGCCCACTCGTTCGCGTAACCCTCGATCATCTTCTGGGTGACGAGGTACGGCGCCTTCGGGATCAGCGTTGCGCGCTCGATCATGTCGGACTGCCGACTGTTGTAGCTGCGCTGCGCGTCCTTCGAATGGCGAATCAAGCTCTGGAGCTTCTTCTTGCCCTCGATGTTGATGTAGCGGCCGGGGCACCGGATGATAGGGATCCGCTTCCAGTCGTAGTAAACGGGCCCTTCGAGG